GGGAAATGGCCGAAGTTAGAACCGGAAGCCATACACCCACGCAAAGCATTGTTTTACCGTTTCAAAAATCAAAAGGTGCCCAAGCCATAGAAGCATATGAAGCTTCCGGGCGTAAGGCACAGGATTGGCAAAAGCTTCTTATAACCAACATTATGGCCGTTGATTCTGAAGGGCTATATGTTCATCAAAAGTTTGGTTATGAAGTGCCCCGCCAAAATGGCAAGGGTGAAGTGTTGGCAATGCGTGAATTGCAAGGTCTGATTGACGGTGAGCGCATATGTCACACAGCGCACAAAACAAGCACATCACACAGCGCGTTTGTGCGATTGATGAAGATTCTTACAGATGCCGGATATAAGGAAGTATTGCGGCGCAAAAAGGGCAAGGCGATGCCCGAAAAATCATTCAAGGCAACAAAGCAATACGGTCTTGAACAGATTTTTTTAAATGATGGCGGTTATATCGTATTCAGAACAAGAACAGACGCCGGCGGAATCGGTGAATCATTCGATGTTCTAATTATTGATGAAGCGCAAGAATATACAGTAACGCAACAAAGTGCGCTAATGTATACGATTGCCGCATCCGAGAATCCGCAAACAATATTTTGCGGTACACCGCCAACGCCACAATCAAAAGGGGATGTTTTCGTACCATTACGCGAATCAGTGCTAGCCGGTGAAGCTTACGAAACCGGGTGGGCAGAATGGAGCGTATACACGCAACCGGATGATTTGATGGATGTTAATTTGTGGTATGAAACAAACCCAAGCCTTGGCACGATTCTGAAGGAAAGAACAATCAAAACCGAGAACATTTCAAACAAGGAAAATCGGCTTGATTTTCTAATCCAAAGGTTGGGCTATTGGCATAAGTATGAATTGAAATCTGAAATAACAGAAAAGGATTGGATGCGGTTGTGCGTGGATCATGTGCCTGGCGATTTAGCCGGCAAGATTTACGCGGGCATCAAATTCGGAGCCGACAACGCAAACACGGCGCTTTCAATCGCAATCAAAACCGGGCGCGGGAAAACGTTTATTGAATGCATTGATTGCGTACCACAGCGCGAAGGTTTTGCATGGTTGGCTGATTGGCTAACAAAATGCAAAACGTTGGGCGCCGTTGTGATTGATGGAAAAGGCAAGGCTGAATTGTTAACGGAAACCATTGCGAAACAGGCGCCAAAAATGAAGGTAATTGTACCGGTTACTGCGGAAGCTATAACAGCTTATGCAGGCTTTAGGCAAGCCATTGATGTAGATGAATTGGAACATTGCAACCAACCAAGCGCAACGCAGGCGATTGCCAATTGCGAAAAGCGCATGATTGGCACAAATGGTGCCTTTGGTTTCAGATCAATCAAAACCGGCGTTGATGTTGCCATAGTTGAGAGCATGGCATTAGCCTATTGGGCGGCAAGCCAAGCCAAAGAGAAACGGAAACAAAGAATCATGTATTAGAGCGCGGGAATCCCGTGCTTTTTTACATACTTACGCAAACACTGCGGTAAAAGTGGGAAAGGATTTAAAAAAATGGCTGAAAACACATTCAAAATCATCGAAACACAGGAACAATTTGATGAACGCATCAAAGAACGCATTGAGCGGGCAGAAAAGCATGCGCGTGAAGAATTCAAAGGGTGGGCTTCACCCGATGATCTGAAGGCGCTAAACGAAAAGCATGCCGGTGAAATCAAGGCGCTAAACGAAAAGCATGCCAAGGAATTGGAAAAATATGCCGGATATGATGAAAAGTTTGCGGCACAGGCTTCCGAAATCAAGGGGCTTAAAACGAGCGCACTGAAATCACGCATTGCAATGGAAAAGCATTTGCCGGCGGATGCGGTGGAATTCCTGCTTGGAGATGATGAAGAAACAATCAGCGCAAGCGCGGAAAAGTTAGCCAAGCTTTCCGGCGCAAATTCTGTGGTTTCTTACACCAAGAACACAGAGAAACCGGCAGGCGATGCCAAAACAGAAGCCTTCCGGCAGTTGGCTAGACAGATTAAAGGAGAATAAAAAATGGCAAATGTACTTACCAAGGGCAACCTTCTGCCCACAGAAATCGAAAGGGAAATGTTTGACCTTGTACGCGGCAAATCTTCCCTTGCGGCTATTAGCCCGGAACGCCCGATTCCTTTCAATGGCGTAACTGAATTCACGTTCAGCCTTGATAAGGAAGTGGATATTGTTGGAGAGAACGGCGCGAAATCCAACGGCGGCGCTACCGTTGCACCGGTTGTAATTCGGCCGTATAAATTTGAATACGGCACCCGTGTTTCTGATGAATTCATGAAAGGCACTGAGGAATACCGCATGGAAGTGCTTCGCAAATTTGCGGAAGGCGCGGCCAAGAAATTCGCAAAGGGCATGGATATTGCGGCGCTTCATGGCGTGAACCCGCGCACCGGGCAGGCATCCGCAGTTGTTGGAACAAACAACTTTGACAGCCTTGTAAGCAATAACGTTACATATGTAGCGGCATCCGCTGATGCAAACATTGATGCGGCAATTGCACAGGTTGAAGCGGCCGGAACAATGGCAAACGGCATTATTATTGCGCCGGCGGTTGGCACAGCGCTTGCGGCAATGCGTGCCGATGGCGGCGCACGCCTTTACCCGGATTTTGCATTCGGCGCTACACCGGAAAACCTTGGCAACATGCGCATGGAAAAGAACGGAACAGTTTCAACAAATTCCACCGATATGGCCATTGTTGGCGATTTCGATGCATTCCGTTGGGGCTATGCTGAAGGCATTTCCTACGAAGTCATTGAATACGGTAACCCGGACAATGATGAAGAAGCCGGTGACCTTAAAGGACACAACCAGGTATATCTCAGAGCTGAAGCATACATTGGTTGGGGCATCCTTGCGCCGTCTTATTTCAGCCGCGTAAAAACGGCCTAATTTATGCAGTACCGGAACACAAAAACCGGCGTTGTAATTGAAGTAAATTCAGAAATCGGCGGGGATTGGGAACTTATTCCCGATTCCCGCATTTCTTCCGTTTCTGAAGTGAAAGAAGAAAAGCCGGAAAAGAAAGCTACAAAGAAAACAAAAAAGAAATGAGGTGTTGCAAATGGCAGATTTAACACCATACGCAACAATTGACGATGTAATCACTTTATTCAGAACGTTAACACCGGAAGAAGCAACGCGCACAACCGCCTTACTGCCGCTATTATCGAATGAAATTCGTTACCGTGCTGATTTAGTCGGTATTGATTTTGATGCCCTTATAGCGGCTAAACCAATGCTTTCAGACGTTGCCAAGGAAGTGGTTGTTTCAGCAGTTTCGCGCATTCTGCGGCAGAGTACAAGCGGCGAAGCTATGACGCAGGAATCGCAAAGCGGGCTTGGATACTCTTGGAGCGGTACGTATGCCGTGCCAGGTGGCGGAATTGGCAATGCATTACTGCCTTCCGATTTGAAGCGGTTGGGAATCAAGCGTGCGCGCGTTGGGGTTATTGACTTTTATGATCCACGGAACGGCTATAACGCTTTATGAAAAAACGGCCGCCGGTGTAAATGAAATCGGTGAAGAAATTTTTACCGAAACACCGGTAACCGTTGAAAATGTGCTGATTGGTGAGCCTTCCGCACAGGAGCGCCTTGATGAAGTGAATTTAACCGGCAGAATGATTGAGTACGTGCTTGGAATCCCTAAAGGCGATACGCATGAATGGGAAAATGTAACGGTTGAATTTTTCGGCCATAAATTCCGCACCTTTGGCATCCCTGTGCAAGGCATTGAGGAAAATATACCGCTTGCATGGCATAAGAAAGTGAAATGTGAACGGTATGAGTAGCGTTAAATTCAAGCTTGATATTAATGGTTTGCGTGAATTGATGAAGTCGGAAGAAATGCAGGCAGTGCTTGAAGAATGCGGGCAAGCTACTGCTAACAGTGCCGGGCGTGATTACGGCACGCGTGTGCATACGGCATCATTTGTTGCAATTGCAAACGTATACCCGGAAAACAGAAAGGCGGCGCGTGAAGTGTTCAAAGACAATACACTTTTGAAAGCCTTGGGCGCCGTTGGTTTGGGGATGGGCAAATGATTGAAGTCAATGTTTACAACTATCTGAAGGCAAATATGCCGGTTGATGTTTACATGATGACACCGGAAAACAAACCGGATAGATATGTGATCATCGAAAAAACCGGTTCAACCCTTTCAGACCACATTGAAACGGCAACCATTGCAATACAGTCCTACGGCAAAACGTTGCTTGATGCCATGCAGATCAATGAAGCGGTAAAGGCTACAATGTTCAATGCAATCGAATCAAACGCATTTTCTAAAATCGAATTGAATAGTGATTACAATTTCACAGATACCGCAACAAAACGCCCGCGCATGCAGGCGGTTTTTGTTGTCACTGGAACCAACATTTGAAAGGAATAAAAAAATGGCTAATGATGTAACAAAAGTAACTGCCGGCAAGCCTAAAACCGGCGGCGCAATTTATTCCGCACCGGTAGGCACAGCCCTGCCGACAGATGCAACCACAGCGCTCAATGAAGCCTTTGAAAACCTTGGCTATATTTCTGAAGATGGTGTAACGCAGAACATTACACGTGATTCTGAAAGCATTAAGGCGTGGGGCGGCGATACTGTTATGACTTCACAGACAGATTTCGCTGAAACATTCACATTCAGAATGATTGAAGCCCTTAACCTTGCGGCTAAAAAGGTTTCCTTTGGTGCCGAAAATGTTACCGGAACACTTGAAACCGGCGTAACAGTTAAGACCAACGCAAAGGAACTGCCGGCGCAGTCTTATGTTATTGAGATGATTCAGAACAGTTGTCTTGTGCGTAAGGTTATTCCGAATGCGAAGGTTACTGAGCTTGGAGAAATTCAGTATGTTGACGGGCAGGCGGTTGGCTATGAGCCGACAATTACAGCCCTGCCGGATTCTGCCGGAAATACTTCCTACGAGTATACAAAACAGGCGTGAGGTTGACGCATGGCAGAATATAAGGGTGTAACGAAATCCGGTTTTGAATTCTCTATCAATGAAGAAAACATTGATATGGAATTGATGGATGATTTAGCAGATGCGGAAGAAAACAGCGCCTTGATTGGGCGCATTATCATGCGGATGCTTGGGAAAGAACAGAAAAAGCGGTTTTATGATTTCATTAGAACCGAAAGCGGCAAAGTGCCGATTGATAAAGCATCGGAAGGCATGATTGATTTTTTTGAAGCGATAAAAGCCGGAAAAAACTTATAACCCTTGCCGCAATGATTCGGCTTGACCGTGATGCACTGTTATGCGATTTAGCCGAAACATATCATATATATGACCCCAAGGCGCTACCGGTTCAAACGGTGGCGCTTTTGGCGTGCGGTTTAAGGGAAGATAGCAGAATAAAGCAGAAAATAAACGGCACACAGGTGCCGGTGAATACTTTACTTCTTGCGCACATTGTTGACCGTTTGAGCATTTTGATATGGCAAAAAACCAAGGACGGGCAACGCGGGCG